GAGTACATAATTTTATTTTTCTATAACTTTTATAAACTTTTAATATTTTATACTTTTTTATTAATTATGTACTCATTTTATTAATTTTAAAAATATTTAATTTAATTTTTATAAAAATAACTAAACACTCTCAGTGGGGCTCGAACCCACGACCACATGGTTAAAAGCCATGCGCTCTACCAACTGAGCTATGAGAGCTTTGGAAGTTAATTTATCTTCCATATTATACATGGAACTTTGTCTTTATATGTTTTATTAGTTTAAAAAATTGATTATTAAGATAACTATATGATATTACATCAATGATGAATTACAGTCACTTTATTAATATACTGGTTATATTTTCAATGCTATATATTAATAACTACTTTATCATAGATATATTCAATTATTATGTAGAAAGTATTGATATTTCTAAAATGATTGTTAAAAAAAGAGTACATAATTAATAAAAAAGTATAAAATATTAAAAGTTTATAAAAGTTATAGAAAAATAAAATTATGTACTCGTTTTTTACTATAATAAATTAAATCTTCAATTCGTTAAAATATAATCTAAAACAATAGTTCAAATTAATATATTCACCAACATCACCGTATATAGTTTTTTTACCTTTAAAATTTAATACTTTGCTATTACAATTACAATATAATTCAACCCATACATTAGATTTGGTAATTTTTTTAATTTTAACAAAAATCTTATATGATTTCTGTTGGTCAGTTTTAAAATCATCATCATTTTTAAAATGTATATCAGTAATATTCATATAATTAGCTGGGGCTGCTTCAAAGTCATAATAAGCATTTATAGTATATGTATATTCTCCTAATTCAAAATATTCATATTTATTTTTAACAACCGACATATTATGATATAAATAATTAAAATATTATCAATCATTTTTTAATTTAACTTGAAGTTAAGAATATTGTATCAAATAAATTTATATGAAAAATAAGTTGAAAAAAATCAACTACGTAATATAAGTTCAAAATATTTTATATATTTTTTAGGGTAAAATCCGAAATATCTAAATATTTTATTATTAGGAATTAATTCTACCCCCCCTAAGAAAGTGTTATGATAATCTCCTGTTATTATTACAGATTTATTAGCTTCAATAAGTATATCTAAATATGTAGGATTATATAATTTTTTACTAATAAATGTATAACCACCTATGCTGCCGAAAAAATCGTTATAAATATTTATTAGAACAATATTACTATTACTTTCAATATTTTTAAATAAATATTTACCCATACAATAATTAACATAATTATAACTGATTTGTGTATAATATTCGTGTTTATATTCCCCGTCTTCCCCATAATAAATAATTTGTAAAGGTTGTAATTTTATTTTCAATTTATTTATTTTAATTTCTAGTAAATAAATTGAATATTCAATATCATCAGTAATCAACTCTAATATATATAACATGTTATCATCTGTAATTATATCCAAGTAATTTTTCATTATTGATTAATACTATTTTAATAATATAAATAAATCAATTTTTAATATATCATAATCCATTAAGAATTATAAAAATGTTTAGATATTTATAAACAAATAAAATACAAGTTAGAATTAAGAAAAACTTTTCCAATTAGTCATATGATGAATAAATATAAAAAATAATATAAGTATTTTTAAATAATATAACATATTTATCTCATTCTATCACGGATAGCAACAATATCTAAATCTTTTATACGGTAATATTCCTTCTTTTTGTTTGGTAAAATACGTTCAACAATAAAAGGAAGTTTGCCTTGTTTTAATTCTTCAAGAGCCACTTGTCTCAATTCCATATTAGTTGATACGTTTTTAATAGCACCTATGAAAGGAGTGGCACCAGAAGATAATTGCTGTGTTCGAATACCTATTATTTTATCAAATTCATAAATTGTCATAATTGGTTTAGAAATTTTTTCTTTATCAAGCGATTCATTTGTTTTAGATATATCTTCAATATGATTAGCTTTGTAAGATAATGACATTAGTTATTGTAATACTAATATACTAATATCATTTTTTATTTTATATAAAAAATAAATTTATAATATTAAAAAAATTTAGAAATAGAAAGAAGATAGTTATTTAAATAAACTTGTAATTAGTTGCGATATCTCCTTTAAGATTTTTGTAAATTTTCATATTTATATATAATATTAAAAATAACTGCATAAAACTGAATATGATAATACTATAACTATTTAATAACAAACCCCATATAACCCATAAAAAATATATTACGGATAATAATGTAAATGTAAAAAAATCTAAATCTTCTGTTTGATTTGTAATAAATATTTTATAAGCTTGTGGTATGAATGCCATTGTTGATAATATCCCTGCTATTGTAGCAATTATTTCAGCATAAAAGTTATTTTCCATTTTACTAATATAAAATATATTAATTATCCTTTGAAATAATCGTCTATATTAAATTGAGTTTTTTTATTATAAGGACATCCGAGTGGGATAGAACAATTATAAGGAATAGTAGATTTTACATTTATTTTTTCTTTACAAATTTCACAAACCCGATTATCAGGTAAAGGAAGTTTCTTAGATAGTTTTAATTTATTATGTGATTTATCTCTAATTGACATAGTAAATACATAACAATCGCTATATATAAAGTAATTCAGAATGATAACAGATAGTTTAATTAAGAACGTGTTCATTATAAATTGTTAATAAAAATAAAATAAATTAAATCAATTTTTTAAATTTGCTTCCATGTATGTCCGCAAGTTTCGCAAACATACAGATATTTCATATTTTTAGCATCATATTTAATATAAATAACCTGATTATTATCCGGAGTAGCTGTACAATCTGTATTCGGGCAAGTAATATGAGGGTCTCTAATTCTTCTTAATGTAGGGTCAAAACGCAAATATTTATTTACGTTTTGATTATATAACAAATCACCTTCACTATATATAGTTTGTGAAATTCTAATAGCAGTATTAATTGTTTCCACCTTTTCATATAGACAATGTTTGCAATATTTAACTAATTGCTTAGTTGCATTTGTTTTGACATATAGCATATTATCGCATACTTCACAGAACTCCATTTTATATTAGTTATAAGAAAATTATAATTGTTATATAATCATTTTTTATAAAAAAATTGACATTCCATATTATTTTACAAATAAATGTTAAATATTAAGGATTTTATTGAAGATATATTAAATTTCAAATCATGTTGCAATCAAAAAAAGGATAAAAATACTATAATTATTCCGGCAAAAAAATATAGAGGATTTTCGTGTAATCCTGAAAGATATATAGATGAGAATGAAATAAAAAAAGAAATTAACGATTTAATGAATATAAAACAAAATACCAAGTTTAATAATAGAAAAGAGATTTAATATTCATCATCGTCATCATCAAGTCTATAACCAATACCTCTCCAACCTTTAACATCATATGGAGTTGCTAATATTTTTTCAAAATATGCTTTAAGTTGATTTCTATCGGGACATTTTTTACCTTTAATTACATTGGAAACAGTCCAAATCCTGAAATCTTGATATAGTTTATCAATACGGATACGTGGTTCTCTAATTTCAGGATCAATAATAATCCTCTCGTTAATAAATTGTCCGATAATATCATTATTTTGTTTGTAACTTTCTGTCGCAACTCTAACCTCACATGGTTCTGCGATAGAAGATGGATTAATACTTTTATGTCTTTCAATTAGCATACTGATAAATACTTCTTTCCAACGATCAAACTTATCAGTTAGTTCTAAATCCATATGGAATTCATTTTTATTAAAATTAGGGTTTTCACAGAAGCGACTTGAAAAGTTACATACTTTGATACGTCTCCATGTTCCACCATCATCACTTGGTACTTCTGGGAGTTCATTGCAAGTTAATATCATTTTAAATTGTGGTTTAAATTCATAAGGCTCTTTAAATAGGGTTCTAACAAGAATTCTATCTTGTCCTGAAAGTTCTTTCATAAGTCCAATATTTAATCTTTCATTTTCACTTGGTTCTTGCATTACAGCAAATCGTCTACCTTTTGTTCTTTCTAATTCACTTTGTGCAGCATTACTTGCTGCGCGTTTTTGAGTCAAAAGTGCTATTGGTAAAATACAATAATATTCACCAATGGACTTTTGAATAAGATCTAATAATCGCGATTTACCATTACTACCATGTCCAGTAAATATATAAAATCTTTCTTGTGCGATACTACCATCAATAATACACGCCAATACATCCATAACATAGTTTCTCAGATTTTTATTAGTAAATATTTTACATAAAAAGTCATTTATTTCTACAATTTCTGGACAATCAGGATTATAGTTTGTATAATTTATTTTTGTTGATAAATAGATATAATCATCTGGCATACCATCTCTAAACATATGCATTTTGAGATCATATACACCATTATCAAAACCGATTAGATGAGACCGACTATCAAGTAATTCTTCAAATGCTTCATCAATAAATAAAGTCCTACATTCCTTCATAATTGAATCTTTAAAGCTAGAATTTTTTAATTGCGTTGCAATCTTTAAACATTTTTTGCTTTTTTCCTCATTAATAGCTCTTTGTATAGGATCATCGCTATATTCATTATAATAATTACTCCTTTCCATAAATCTTCTACAAATATCAATACTCAATAATTTACGTAATTCTAAACCTTCTCTGCCTTTTGCCCATCTATGATGTTGTTTATCATATTTATACCAAACATCTTTTGTAATAGCTTTGAACTCGTCTTTATATATTGCATGGACAACACATGCAATATCGAAATGCGCACCATCACTCCCGAGAGCATCATCAATATATTTAATAATAGCAGTATTAACTACATTATTATATTTAATAGAATTATCTTGCTTAGCCCACCATCTAAGAGTTCCTAAACCCATATTGTCTTTACGCATCTTATCCCATAGTTGCTGACACTCACCTTCAATATATGCACTACTAATTTTAGAAAATTCAATCCACATTTCAAGCAATCTGTAATCAATATTACGCAAAACCCAACCTAAATTAATCCAATCAGTATAATTGTCTGCTCTACTTGGAGCTAAACATTCTGTTACTAATCTCTTAACAAATACTAGTTCATCGTCGCAAACATAAGCTCTATTAACATTAAGTGATTTTCCAAATATATTATTTTGTACCTTGCTTTTAAGTTTTTGATCAATCGCAGGTAAAATATGTTTGCTATATTGACTAATTTCTGTTTTAAACTCTTCTTTAACAATATCTGGATAATTGTTGCCTCGTTTAATCATGGAGAATAATTTGATATTTTTGATTTCATCATTTGCATTTGATTCATATTCAATGCGATTTGTAACCCCATTATTATAATTATATATACAAGAAACACGATATACATCACAATCTGGTTTACGACTACCATACATTTGCCAACAATTAGAATCAATTATAGCCTTATCAACAATAGAATCAAAATCATTACATATAGGTAAATCTTTGAATATCTCCGGTGACATATCAAGTATCTTTCTTCTTATGAAATGCTGTGTGTTATTTTCAACTATAATATGTGGAAATACTATATGAATTCCATCTTTAAGCTTATTTCTAAATTCTATTGGGTTAGGCTTTTCCATAACGTAGGCAATTGCATCTTTTTCTTTTACATCTAAAAAACCACTTATTATTTTAAAGTATGCATCAACTATTCTAAATATATTATCAGATGTATATACTCTATCATATACTTTCTTATCATTTAAAGAAGAATTGGAATTATGGGAACTATAAATACCTGATTTATCATCGGGTATAGTAAAGCGGAAATCAAGATCAACTCGCAATGGACTTGGTATTGTAGGTTTCTCGGTGAAATGTAATGCTACTCCACTGGTAAGGGCTAAACTATATAAATTAATAAATTTTTCATAGGATTCTTCGGGAATATAAAGACTTACTTTTGGTGATCCTATGCTTGTATTGGTGTAAGGTTTTCCCTTATCAACCTTATGTTTATTAATGAAATAACGTAAATCTTCATTTATACCCATTGTTTTAAAATTTAATTTGCTTTATATATATATCAATTTTTATTTTTATACATATTTGATTACAGTTTATTTTTTATTTATCTTTATATATGGTAGGTGTATTTGTTAAAAAATATAAAATATGTCAACAAAAATAGAAAAATATAATAGCCCGAAAAACGCAAAAACTCCTACATTATTTAAAAAAATAACATTATTAAAATTAATAGATGCATGGAATTGTTGTCGTGAAAATAAAATAGAATATAAAAAAACATATAGTGCGAAAAAATTGTCAGAATTACTAAATGAACGCATAAAATCAATATGTGACGATAAGCAGTACTGGTGCTGGCCAGGTGTCATCGGACGTCTAACAAAAGACCCTAAAATGCGTCAAAACATTAAACTAATTGAAAAAATAGAATTACGTCCTGAAATGCCGGCACAATGGTATAAAAATCCAATTGAATGGTTATCAAATTACGATATAGATGATGTAATGGTACAATATAACAATGAAAATAAATATTGTTATGCTTTTCTGGGTGTTTTCCCGATAGATTTTTCGGAGGAAGATAAATTCGGAAGATGCTTATATAGCCAAATATGTTCATTAGATTTAAAAAAATATAGTAGTAAAGGTATTAAATATTTGGGATTAATAACAAATTTAGATAAACATGATGAAAGTGGTTCTCATTGGACATCTACATTTATTATTATAGACCCTAAAAATAAATCATACGGGGCTCATTATTATGATAGTAATGCAATATCAATGCCTCACTATATTAAAAAGTTTATATTAAATATAAAAAAACAATTAGCACAAAAATATCCAAAAATTACATTTACAATAACAACAAATAATAAAAAACATCAAATGAAAAATACAGAATGTGGTATGTTTTCAATGGCTTATCAAATAAGATGGATAAATGCATTGCTCAAATATAAACAATTAAAGCTAAAATCACCATATGAGGATTCCAATTTTAGAGATTGTATTGTAAATGATAAAAATATAAATGATAAACAAATGGAAGAAAATAGAAAGTATCTATATCGCCCAAATCTTCAAAAACATCTCATAAACAGAAATATTAATTTATAATGTGTAATTTTTATAATCTATTTTCTATTATTAAATATTAAGTTATAATGAGTGTAATAGATGATTTTAAATCTGATAAGAATATCAATCTGATTTTTAATGCTGCGAGTAAAATGATTAAAGATAAATATAGTAATGTTAATTCTGATGATAATGACATAATTAATATTACAAAAAGTATAATACTATCTATATGTTCAGATGCCATTCTAATTAAAAAAAATGTTAAACTCATGGAATTGAATAAATTAGCATTATCCAAAATAAAAATGCATTATGATGGTATAATAAATAGACAAAATGAACCTGAAATAATAAAAAACGAAGAGAAAGACGAGAATATCAAGTATGATAGCGAGCAGTTATTATTAAAAGTTTTAGAATTAGAAGAGAAACGTAGTGTTGCAAATTCAATTGCCAATTTACAAAAACAACAATCAGAAGTTAAAGAATCCAAACAAGAAACATTTACTCAACAATCTAATCCTATTAATTTTAATGTAAAAATTCTAGAAAAATTGGAAGTTTTATCGAGAGAAAAAACTAAGGTTATCTATAAAAATATTGTAATTAATAGTTATAATCGTGATTGGTGCAATATTCCCAATAGAAATAAACTATCATTTACCATAAATATAGATTTACTTAAAAATAATATAAAAATAGATAGGTTATTATTACCCAAATTAATTAAATATAAAACATCAATTATAACTATGACCATAAATAATAATAAAATTACGCAAAAAATTATATTTGTATTAAAAACAAGTTCAAATGAAAACGCTTGGGATATTTGGGAAAATATAAATAGCGACAATATATTATTAATAACTGCTAAAAATTGGCATATTGGTTTCACAGACTTTTTAAATAATGATCTAGATATGGGACAAGATAACATTGATATTATTGAAGTTGGCGACAATCTCAATAATAGCTATGATTTAACTATTGATAATGGCAATAAAATGAAATATGATAGTTTCGGTGTTTCTTTGATAAATAAATATGATAATATTTTGATTAAAACTAATTTAGGTGATAATATTCAAGGAAAAGTCCTAAATATAAATAATAATATATTGAATGTATATATTGAAAATATAGAAAAAAAAATATTAATGAATTCTTCTTTATTAAATTATAAAGGACAATATACCATTCTGATGTCTTATTGTCAAAAATTATAATATTAATACTAAAAATGCGGAAAATATAAATATTATCATTGATATTATATCAATTCTATATAATAATTTTAATTTTTCATTTTGTGTCAAATTGGTATAATAATCATCATCTAATAAATTAGTATAATTATATATATTGTTATATATTTTAGTATAATCTAATAAATCACCAAAATACTTTAAAAAATCATCTGATTTTACTAATATATATACGAGTATAATAAATATTATAAATAATACATTCTGTAATAAAATATTGGGAGCATTAATATGTATATTCAGATAGTTAAATAAAATCCTCAATTTATATGAATCGTAATTAACTATCGCTATTAAGAATATAATTATTACCAAATATATAAAACCATAAAATACAATAGCATATTGTAGGCTTCGTATTAAATTATATTCTATAAAAAATTCTAATGTTATTATGTTTATAGTTCTTATCAAAAACATAAGAAATATATATATGGCTTTGTCCTGAAAGTTTATTTTTAATACAATTTCGGGATCTAAATCATTTTCTATAACACGTTCATGTAATTTCTCTCCTTCTGTTAAAAAAAGTAAATCATTCATAAATTTATCATCATTTTTATTATTTGGTTTATTTACAGCATAATTATAATCATACCATATATCTTCGTATATTCCTTTTTCTCGCCCTGTATCATTTTTATTGTTACCTACGCTATTATCTAAACTATCATCATTTTCAAGATGTTCAATATTGGTTTTTAACTCTTCCATAAAATATTGTAAATTATTATTATTGTTATCATCATCATGTATAATAAAATGTTCATAATCTTTATGCTTACTTATTAAATTAGTTGTGTCTATTTTTAAATCTTTTTTAAGTTTATTAGAATTAATAGCACCACCACCGTTCGTTTTGCCATCTACACGCGCAGTGCCATAGCCCCGACCCTGAGCTTTCAGAATATCAACTTGCGCTTTTCTTTCTTTCTCTTGTTCAGCTACTTCACTTTTTAATTTTTTTAATTTATCTTCAACTTGCGCTTTTTCTGATTTAATCATTTTAATAATAGGATGTTTATCAATTTCCTTTTCTTTTTCAAAAAAATTAATTTTATAACGTTTTAATATATTTATAATAAAATCTTCATATTCCGTTGACTGTGGTATTGTTTTCATTTTAGTAATTGTTTTGTATAGTTTTTTAAATTCTGCTGGTAATTTTAATTCTATTGCACTTAAAACAGAAATTCTTGATTCAAGTAATCTTATTTTTTCTTTTAATTCATTAATTAATTCAGTTGCCTCATTTGATGCCTTATTGCGTTCAATTTCATCTTTTGCTTCTGGGTTTAATTTTATAGTCAACTCGTCAACCAAATCTTGTTCATGTTTTTTGTTTTCTACTATAAGTTCTATTGCTTTTTTTAGATAGCCATGGTGTTCTTTGCTATCTGCCCATCTAGCTACTCCTTTTCCACCGCATAATTCTTTATATGTTTTGCCTAATAATGAATCATCAAAATTTTCTACTTTGGTTTTAATATCATGATCTAAAATTTTTTTAAATATATTCCTTAATTCAACTATATTATTATCACTAAAAGAAATACTCTCATTAATTCCTAAAGTCTTGATTAAATTTGCAAAAGTTTCTCGCTTATGTTGTGTTTCGACGTTGGTTATAATTCTCGTGAGCATTACGTCTGGTGGCAAATATTTTTCCAAATTTTTATTTATAAATTCAAGAGCAAGTTTACGTTTTTTAAATTCAACATGTTGTTGCCCATCACTATCTGTTTCATTTTGTGTATCTTCATTGTTACTCGATGCATCAATACCATCATACTTATAAATGAATTTATAATGTTTTTCTTCATTACCACTATCATCAATTAACTTATAATACAATGTTACTATTTCAATATAATTATTTTTTAATATTTTAAAAAAATCATATGGTGTCGCACCGATTTCTTTATCTTCTATTTTTTCTGTTTTTTTAATATCATAAAGAGGAGCTGCCCCTCCTTTATTTGGTTGCTTATCAATAATTTGCAAATAACTATAAAGTTCCTTTACATTTTCAATATAAATATTATCTGCTTCAACTATGTGATTAAATTTTGCATCTTTAATAAAATTTTTATCAGCTCCTTCTTGTAGTTCTTCATCAAGTTCTTTTTTATCATTGGCAACCTTATCCATAAAACTTTTCTTCAATTTTTTATATTTACCAAGAGCTTTCGTAATAAATTCATTAGATGTTGTATTTTTTTCTTTACTTTGTTTACTTGCTTCGGTGTCTTTTGTATTTTCATTTTGCTTTAAAATAGCTTGATTGAATCCAATAAGTGCTTCAATATCCTTTTTATATCTACTATTTTTGTCTAAGTAATTAACTAAATTTGTTAATAAATCTATATTTAAATTATTAGGTGAGACATCATCATTTTCAAAAAGCGCCATTACGAACTTGTCAGCATCAGTAAATTCTTTATTATTCTTGCCTCTTCTGGCAACCCTCGCGACAGCTTTTGCGGCGGCTAGTGGCGCACTTATCATATTTTTAGCGGTCGCTTTTACAATGGTTGTGGTAGCCCTCAATGTATCATCTAATAAACCTCCATGGGAGCCACCAAAAGATAAACTATTATTTTGTTTTATTTTTTTATTAATATATATATCTTTTATTCTCTTAGTATATTCTTTTTTATCTTTAAAATTGTTATCTTTTATATCATATACAGCAAAGAGCTTTTTATATAAATCTTCAATTATATCTTTTCTAATATTTACATCAGTTTTCCTTATGAAATCTTTTGTATCAGATAGTTTTGTTGTTATTTCATTATAAAAATCTAATATAACTGAATCATCAAATGATTTAAAGTGTTTTTCTCTGAATATTTTATCAAGCTCTTTTTTATCATTGATAATAATAGCTATATCTTTTGGGTCATCATTGATTACAATATATGGTAAAAACAATACATCATTATCATTTACAATACTATTAAATGATATTTTATCTTTTGTAATATAATCTATTTCAACTAATTCTTCCAACTCTTTTCTTTTTTTAGTTAATTCATTAAATAAATTATCATCATTATATTCAATATTTGATTTTTTTATATCTTCTATTTGAGAGTTTATCTTTTCTATTTTTTCTTTGTTACTATTATATTTTTCTGTAATTCTTTTAGTTAATTTAGTTTCATCTTTTATTTCATTATACCCACCATTTTCAATAAGGTTTTTTGTGTTTTCTTTATCTTTATCAGAAACGACTTTCCATTTATTTTTGACAATTTTGTATTTTTCTCGCAATTCCAATTCCATCAATTTTTTTAAATCCTTTAAAACTTTCTTTCCAATTTTAGTACCATCTGATAATGATATATATTCTTTTCCAACAGTAGTAATGGAATTTAATGCCGTTGCTCGTTTATCTTCATCCATATATTATATGCTCTCTAAACTAAATAAATATATCTTTTATTAGAATTTAGTAGCGATAATACTTGTCAAAACCCATATATATATAGTAAATAATGAAAGAGATTTTATTAATTTCTTTCGTTCGTCAAAGTTTACAATTTCACTATCTTCATTATCATCATCTTCTTCAAAGTCATTTTTCTTTCTAATGTTTAATATAATAGGTATCATCAATAATACAATTATTAAACATGTATGAACAAATAATCTTGTTATTCCATTTGTACCCATATAATAATAATAAAATACGGATCTAATACTATTCATAAAATCGTCAAAATTCATGTAATTAACTTGTGTTGAATTATCTATATTAACGAACAATACAATAAACCAAAATATAGTTAAATAAATAGCAGCATAATAATAAAAGCCTTCTTCAAATGTTTTTATAATATTTATATCTATCGACCATTTTATTAATACAAGTGTAATATATCTGATGAAAAATGTAGAAAATATAAAAACGATTCTATCATCAAATTTAATTTCTAATTCTTTCAATGGATTTTCAGGGTCATTTTCAAACTTTAATATTTTTTTTTTAATTTGTCCTGTATTATATTCTCCATCATTGTATAAATCTATCGATTTGCCAATTTCAACAAGTTTGTTTTGATTGTTATATCGTTTTTCCATTGCATTATTTTTCGCATCAATATTATTTTTTTCATCTTCATCATTTTTTTCTTCATCATCTTGTGTAGGTTTAGAAATATTAGTATTCAAATAATTGATATTAGACATTCCATAGTTTTTCTTTAAAGCATTTCTAAATGCCGATTCCTTATAATCTGGATCACCACCTTTATGTCGTTGAATATCATTTTCGTTATTACTACCACCTTTGATGTCGTCTTTTATTTTAATTAAAAAATCTTTAATAATTTGTTGTGCATTTTCATCAGAAGCCAATTTTTGTTTAAGATCTATCAAATCATCAATTTCTAATGTATCTTTATCTGCTTCATAAAACGATAATTTATTAAGATATTTTTTCTCCTTATTGGTCATATCTTGAAATCTATAATATTTTTTAAGAATATTATATAATATTTGTGGTTTTTTGTTAAAAATAGTTATCAAATCTTTATAATAATTAAAGCGATCGGGTGCCATTTTTTTTAAATCAATATCATCAATTAAATAGTCTGTAAATGAATTTGTAGTCATAGCATCATCAATAGGTTTTTCATATTGTAATTTATTAAATAAAGTAATAAATTTTAATCTATTGTTGCTTTTATCCATAATTAATATTAATACTTCCTTATTCGTATTATAGATAAAAAAATAATAACTAATTTTGTAATGTGTATATCATTTTCCATATTATAGAAAGGACTAATAATGTGGATACTGTTATAGCGAGAATATAGTTGAATATTTGAGCATAATAATAAAGAGAAATGTACATTATCATAAATATGACAATAGTCCATATAATTATTATGTTTATCGTCATGGGTAAATAATTAAAATTATAAAGAGAGCCATTACTTTCAAATTTTGTTAGCATGTTTTTGAGTTCTTCCTTAATTATTTTTTTATCGTTAAAGCTAAAATCTACATCTCCACTACTTTTTTTTATTTTGTTGTAAGTATCTTTGTAATGAGATTCTAAAAATTTATCATTTTTAGATAATCTATAAAAATTTTTAGAATGATTTTTATAATTTAATGGTATATATGCAGACGGAATTAATTCACATGGAATAATACCAAAAATATATAGATATTTGGGGTCTATATCGTTGAAAGGAGTAAATAATAAATTACTTAATATTCTATAACGATATTCCTCGTCTTCATTATTTGTTGATATTAATCTATATAAATATGGTTGTTGAAATTCTTTTATTTTATTTTCCATATTATTCTTACTTCCCATTATAATTAATTTATAATCACGCCTTTACTACTTTGTAATATTTTTAATTATATATTTTTACCAATATTATACATCACAATAATTATAATGATATTAGTAATATAATTGATAAAAAATCCTTCACCTGTAATATTATTTGCTTTATGTAATATACTATCAACCGGATTTGCTAAATCACTTTTATCTATTTTGAATTCAAATTTATCTTTTGAATCATCATTACTAAATTTTATATCATTGTTATTAATATCCTTATATATAGACTTGATAACATTTTTTAAGTAATTATTAGAAATATTATTTGTTTTAGATTGATAATCATTCAGCACATTAAAGTTATAATAAAGATCGGTATATTTTTTAGCAACTTCACCTTTTTCAACTTCATTAGGATTAAATGTTGGCTTAAATGTGTCAGCAATTACGTATGCTTCTTTTTTATATAGAGAATCTGTTAATAATCCAAATAGTTTTTTATTCTCAAAATAATGTAATTTATGTAAAGCTTCCTTATTAATTTCTTCACCCTTCTTCATATGTGTTTCAAGTTTTTCTGTATATGGAGTTGGTATATGTTTTTCAAGAATTTCATAATTGTATTTCATATGTGCTGTAATTAATAAGAAATTATTGACAATTTTATCAATAGGTTTATCCGATTCTTCTGCTGCTACTGCTGTGGTTGTTGTTGTTGCTGCTGTGGTTGTTGTTGTTGCTGCTGTGGTTGTTGCTGCTGTGGTTGTTGTTGTTGCTGCTGTGGTTGTTGTTGTTGCTGCTGTGGTTGTTGCTGCTGCTGCTGATGCTTCTA